GCAGTGACAGGAACAGTAACAAGTTCCTTCGACTCCCTAGACTTTTCAAATTCTCCAACCTTTACAATAACAAATCCAGGAGAGGCGTTTCAATTCGTACAAACATACCAAGGACCAGGTATGACGAACCAGACCGTGATTCAAAGAGTTACGACTATAAAAAGCGTAACAGACACAACAAGTACGTTTACCCAGTAATAGCAACGGGTCTCGTCCTTAATTCTTTACTACCAATTAAAGCCTTAGCAGAAGGTGTTGGTGGTGTAAGTGCTACAGCAAATCCTATCGCTAATAGTTCGGGCTCAGTTACCAACCAGGCAATACAAGTTTTACAAGGTCCTTATATAACTAACACCTATGGTGGTGGAGTACAGTGTCAAGGAGCTACGTTTAACCTGACACCATATGTTCAGTTTGCAGACTCAAGGAAAGATCCTTGGGAAGATTTTTATAACGAACCTCAGTACGACATGACAGACTTTATTGGTCGTACTACACAACAAACTATCTCTGTTAAAAACTATCCTTGGGAGACATGGTATGATACCAGAACCAAAGCTGATGGTAGTAGATGGTTTGAAGATGGTGCAGACATGGATATCACTGTAGATGTCGATGGTCCTGATGGTAAACCAGATAATCCAGGAGATGTTGTATGGCATAAACCTGTACGTACTGACATGCGTGCTAACCAGAGTTTAAACTTAGGTTTATCTGCTACACTCTCTATACCATTGAATAGAAAATTACAAAAGCAATGCTATGCTGCAGCAAATGCTCAGATAGCAATGTCTGAACAGTTGACAGCTAACAAAAGATTAGATTTTGAGATAGCTCGTCTTAAAAATTGTGGAGAGCTCAAAAAATCTGGAATATTTTTCCATCCAGCATCACCTTATCATAGTGTATGTGCTGACGTAGTTGTAACTGCACCAGGTGGTCAGGTAATACCACATCAACACCAGATGCCAGAACTTCAATTTAACGACCCTTCTACTAGGTCTTCTTCTTCAGTTTCTTCAGTGGTAGAAGTCCCTTCTTCTCACGATAACGGTCTGTCAACACTTCAGATCGGGACGGTCTCTGAGGAGTCTTCCCAAGAATCTTCTGAACCTTCCCAATAGCTTTCTTTATAACAGGTTTTACTACCTTAAGTAAAAGGTCTGCTATGGGCTTGGCAAATAGGGCAGATGCAGTAGCAACCGTAGCTATGGTTGCAGTCGTTGTAACAACTGGAATGCTTGGGAGGAATTGTTCCACTGTTGGAACTTCCTCCCATTGTGTTATGCAGATTTTTCCATCAACACTTAGCTTGTGTCCTATAACCTTCTCTGTACCTGCCTGATTTAAGTCTCCAATGCGTCTTGCATTAGGTGGAGGACATTCTATCTCACCTGGAGGTTGACTCGTGTCAGGGGTATCTGGTGTATCTGTACTAAGTTCTGGTTCCTCTGTATTAAGACCTTCTGGTTCATTATCTTGGTCAACATATACTGTCTGCCAACTCAATTCTCTATAATCATACTCAGGTGGTTGATAGTAAGGCATACCACCATCACATAGAACTACGTTTTGCTTTGGGTCATCATTGACCAAGTTCATATTTTTGTTAGGAGGATTCTTTGCGTTCTCCTTATTAACCTTAACGCAACCAGGCATATTAACAATGGGTGTACCTGCCTGTACAACAACAGGAGGTGCTTGGGGAACTGCTGATGGAAGATCTATCAACCAGTTTCTATGTTCAATATTTCTTACTTCTCTTACACCTGTATCTTTTGTAACTAAAGGTCGAACAAATCTAATACCAGTACCATTAATCCAAACGTTTGGTATAGAGGCATCAGGTAATACTACATTAGGAACTTCATTTATTGGTGGCATTGACTTCATTACCCTTCATTTCAAATCCAAACTTAGGTAAGACATAACCTTCTCTTATCGCTTGAACTATAATATTATCATAAGCATGAGACTTAAGAGGTATATAACGATGATTCAAATAATCTTCACAATCCTCTGCGAGTCTTTCCTTATGTTCATGCGATAGAGATTCTAGGTTAATCATTTTTTAGGAACTACTTGTCTATAGTTTTGATCTGGAACTTTCATTCCTTTTACAGGACCAGAGGTTGCAGGCCAATTCTCTTTCAGTTGTAGATAGATCTCCTCAGCAACTATTTGTCTGATCTGTTCTATCTTCTCTGACTCACGTTTCTCTGGACCGCCCTGCATATTGTCGAGAACGTTTCCACCCCCGACTACAGCACCAGTTCCTACAACAGCAACTGCTGTACCAGTAGAAGCAATTTTCTGGAAGTCCATCTAGTCTTTCCAACCACCAGCTTTTAACCAGTTGTTGTAGTGTGGGTTATCCCAGTTGTCACTTATCTCATAAGAAGGAATAACAACCTCTTGGATGTATCTCCTATTCTCTTCAACAAGTGATACCTTGGCATCTATTTGAGCACCCCACCATACAGCAGCACCTACCTGTGCTGCTAAGAATGTAAGCAGGGGAATTGGTAAACTTTTCATTTTCTTTTTTAATTAGGGATTCCGAATCCACCACCAACAGGAGGTATAGGAGCAGCAGCTTGATCAGCAGGGGGTGCAAGATCAGGTGTTCCTATAGGAAGTGATCCTTCACCCATACCGCCAAGACCTCCAAGAGATCCAGTAACTGCTTCCATAACTTGAGATTTAACTCCATCAACGATGGATGCACGATTGACGTATACGTATATCCCACTACCAACAACGGCAACAGATACAGCAGTAGACGCAAGAGCAAGTACATTAATAATTTTTTGCATGACTTTACATTTTAAAGGTTTCTTTTTTGTCGTCTGATACACCAACTATTTTTAGAGGTGCTTGTTCAATACGAATTGTTTGAGTCGGTCCAGATTTAGCTATGATCGCCTCAATATCTTTTGCAGTAACAGGAGGTGCTCCACCATTACCGTTTCCATTACCATTCATCTTCATGGTACCATCACCCTTCTTACTAGCAGTCTGAATTCCGAAGCTAGCTAAAACTCCTGTAAAAACCGAAGCTATAAATGTGGGATCAATTTTCTGTTGTGGTACACCTGGAATGGCAACATAATTTAAAGTCAATATTCCACCAGACCAGGCCAGGACTGTAATTCTGACAGCTGTGGAGATGATTGCTGCTTGTTCCTCGGCATCTGGTAGTAGTGCGGCTTTCGCCTTACCAAAGAAGCCTTTCTTTTTTTCTTCTTGAACTTCTTCTACTACTTCTTCTTTTATTTCCTCAGACATATCTATAAAGTATCGCCTACTATATATCTATCAAATAAAGATTTCCTGAAACTGATACTCTAGTACCATCAGACGTATAGAATGGATTGACACCATGATACATCCTTGCAGGGAAAAAAGCACACTTCCATTCGTAACTCTTGTCTACTACTAGATGTCTTGCTTCTAAAGAACCTAAAGGACCGTTATATTGAAAGAAGAATGTAGCAGTCTCTTGTCCATTACATTTATCATATTGTTTCATTTCTTCTTTCATGTCATATGGTACTTCAATCCATATTACAAATGAGAAAACCCCACTGTGTATATGCAGAGGGTTGAAATCATATTTCTTTTGATAGTTTACCCATAACTTATTAAGTTTAAAATCTGGATTCTCTGGTTCAAGTCCTTCTTGAATACCTGTAGCAGCGTGCATACCAAATTCTCTACAGTAATGCTTTGCTAAGTCTGCAGTATATCTCGATATCTCTTGACCTATAGGTAGATGATATTCTTCTTTTAAATGTCCACGTAAAGTATCCCTAGCATCAGCACCATGATTCTTTATGGCATCTCCTAGTTCTTCCCTAACGGCAATAGGTACCTCTGCGTTTAACCAGCCTGGTGATTTCAACCACTCTGGAAACATTTTATACTGATACCTATCCATCAGTTTGTTTCTTTTTACCTATGTTGTATTTGGATTCTAAGAACCAATCACCTTTCTCTTTATATGCAATCACCTTGATCTGACTCAAAGGTGCTGCGTCTTTAACTTCATCTTCCTTTACGATCTCTACTAGACCCCAATCAGATAGGAGTTTGATAATTCTGTTACGTCTTTGAAGATCATTCTCTGATAGGTTGGCCTTCTTACCATCCAGAGCAAATAATTCTTTAAAGTGTACTATGTAATACTGTCCCTTCTTATGAAGGATATGACAAGACTGATATAACTTCTTTTCTTTACGAGATGCTACACCTATTCTTGTAAGTGTCTCACGAACTTTTAGAAAATCATCTGGTTCTTTCAGATTAATTTCCACCATGTCGTCTTTAGTCCACTGAACCTCACCGTTCATCGCTTCTTACCTCCTTTATTCAGTTTTTCTTTAATGTAATCTAGTTGATTGGGAGATAAAATCCTCAAAGCCTGTTTCGCTTTTTCATTACTATAACCATAGTATTGCTTGACAAGATCAAGATCATTCATCTTCTGTTTTTTACCCCAAGGAGAAAATCTCTTGCGGGGTCTGACGGTATTTATATAAAAATCATATTGCAAACGAGTATCTAAATTCTGATACCTGTTCATTTCATTAGCATAAAGAACTGTGTCCATGTGGTGAGACATGCACTTATTAATTACGTAAGATGGATAATTTTTTTCCCATCCTGGATCTTCATCCATCAAATATTCCTTGGAATAATTAATGCTATTTAAGTAATCCTTTAAGGGATAGCGATCATCATATGCCATAATTTAGAAGAAGTAGTTCTTTACGTCCTTGTTGGTCTTTCATATAATCACCAACTGATCTCATTGTATAGGTATGATTATACTCCTGTGCATCCCAATCATTAAACCTTTCTTTAATTAAATTAGATGCGTTATAAGATACCAACATTGGTCCTATGTAACGATCACAATTATCATAGAAAGTATCATGATTAAATCCAGCGTGCATAGCACCCTTCTTACCATACAAATATGATTTTATATCATATGGTGGATCAAGATATGTGAATGTAGAATTGTCATCTGTAAGAAGATCTTCGTATGGACTATTAGTGATCTTCCATTCCTGTATTATCTTACCATACTCAGGTAACTTTTCGATTCCTCTAAGGGAGAAGTTGGAGTCTGACGCTTGAGGACTAAAAGATGAAGACTCAGTAAGACCACTAAAGGAGCACTTATTGACAATATAAAAACTGACCGCACGAAAGTATCTTGTCGATCTCTCTTGCGACAAATATTCTTTAGACTCTGCAAATAATTGTTTAGCTTTCTCTGGATTGTCATGTCTCTTCTTAAGTTCTACTAATTCATCAGTAAGTTTATCTGCGTCATCCTGTAACGTTCTCCAAAATGATATCAATGGTTCATATAAATCATTCACCCATATGTCTAGGTGAGGAAATGTCTGTGTAATGTATAGAGCAACAGACCCACCTCCTAAAAATGGTTCTCTATATGATGTGTACTCATCAAACGATGGAAAGAACTGTGCCATCTTTTTAACAGCACGTGATTTACCACCAGGATAACGAAGAGGAGTTTTCAAATTAGTCATAGATAAATTCGCCTAATAGTTTTTCTATTATACGTTCAATTTTAGGTTGGTTAGGAGTATTAAAAGAGTACGAAACCCTTTCCTTTTGCAGAGCATCAACAGTGATGTCAATTTCTTTTGATGTAAGTTTTACTTTTCTCATGTCCATGTGCGATTCCTAGTTCATGCATTTTAGCATGTTCGTCAATCTGATCTTTTAGATCTTCTTTACCTGGTCCAAAGGTAAGATATAAACCCCAACCAACTAGGAATACTAGAAGAGAAATGATGATGTAAACTAAAATCATTTGTACTTAACTGCAAGAGTAAAACGGTGTCGATCTCTAAAGGTCGTTGCCCTATGAGGAATGCTCTGTGGGAATACTACCATTCTATTTCCTATAGGAAAAGATCCATGTATATGATCTTTATATAAGAAGTCAGTAGTTCCACCATCATTCTCATTCCAATTAGGTTGAGGATAGTATAAGACAGTATAACCTGTCTCACCATCTATATGAAAAAATGGATTTTCATTTGGAGCAAAGCAGTTGATATACATCCTCTGCAATGTCCCGATTGTAGTTAGAGAACTAACCATCTTATCTAGCATTATAGCATAGATCTCAGATTCTGGGGTAAGTTCATGTATCATTCCTACAAGTGGAGCACCCTTAAAGTCTGCCTCACCAATAGAATATGATGCACCTATACAATATTCATAGATAAGTTTCCACTTATCATCATCGAATACATTGTCAAAGACCTGCAATGACATCATCTAAAGTCAAAAGACTAACCAGTTCCAAATTCTCTTTATTCATATTATCTATAGCCCCTTCTTGTCTATCGACAATAGTAACTACACGGTTAACATGATAATCTAATGCTCTGAGAACTTTAACTGCCTTAATAGCAGACCCACCTGTAGTAGTAACATCCTCAAGGACTGTAATCTCTGTACCTAAAGGTGGTAATGGTCCTTCAACTTGTGATGCAGTTCCATGTCCTTTAGGTTCTTTCCTAATAATCAAACCACTAAGACCACCAACAAGAGCAACACCACTAACTAATGGATCAGCACCCAAAGTAAGACCTGCTACAGGTGTAGTATTAACATGTTGTAGCATCATCCTAGATACTAATTCCAAACCTTTACCAGTTAAGATAACAGGTTTACAATTAAGATAGTGTTCACTTTCATTGCCAGAAGATAATAAAAACCTACCTTTCTGGTAAGCATACTTCTGAAGCATTTCTATTAGTTCATTCTTCATCATCATCTTCTACGCATTCAAAGTCAGTAATTTGGTCAACATAAACTTCATGTTCACCTATAAGATACTTATGTCTTCCATCATCATCACCAAGATATGCAAGACTATTTTCACCAGAGAATGAATGTTCTCTTAATACTGCTTGAAGTCTGTGATGTAATAATTCTACTTTACTAATCATAACGATAATTTCAACTTAGAAGGTTGTACAATCTCAACCTGTATAGGTCGAGTAAGGAGATCAGCAAGTTTGTGATATGCTAATGCTGTTGCCACTTGTGGAAGAATAAAAGCAACCATTGCCACTATCCAGAAGAAGTAGTAATAGTTTTCCTTGTTTTGAGTTCTCATTTGAATTCGCACTCAACCATTAATTGAGTTAGACACGCTAATAGATTTATCTCTTGATCAACAACAAAGGCAGACTTGTATTGGTATTCAGCAATAATTAAAACTGCTGCTGCAACACTTGGACCTGTCATGACAGAAGATAAACTATCATATAACTTACGCATTATAGACACAGGATCAGAATCTAAGTTCTGTTGTACCCATTTCTTAACATCATTAAACTGTTTACCTTTGAGATAAGTTACTAAGTTATCAACATTGGCATCACCTAACGTTGCGAGGATTCCAGTATCGATAGCACCTGTTGAACTATATCTTTGGAGTTCGTTGAGTGTTCTTCTGAAGTCTG